ATCGCCGCCATCAAAGCGCACGACCGGATGGCCGTTGACGATGTTGACCTTGTAGACGGGCTGGCGCGCGGCCAGCGTCTGCGCCAGCGCCACACCACCGGCGGCATCGGCCCACGACGTCACCGCCGCGCCATCGGCGAGCGCGAGGTCCCCGGCCTTGAACCACAGGTCCGGCGCCGCCAGCGCTGCGAGCATCGCCCCCTGCCCCGTGAGCACGTACGCACCCGCGCCGGCCGCGAGCAGGCGCGCCGCGAGGAGCCCGACCGCCTGCCCGTCCAGCGTGTACGCGCCCGCGTCGGCGGCGACTTTCCGCGCGGCGAGCAGGCCCGCAGCTTGTCCCGTCAGCGCGTAGGATCCCGCCGCGGCCGCGACCTTGCGCGCGGCCAGGAGCCCCGCCGCTTGGCCCGTGAGCGTGTACGCGCCCGCAGCCGCCGTGAGCGCGTATGCCGTCGCGGCGCTGGGAACGAAGACCATGGCGGCGATGCCCGAGTAGCGCATCAGGTCCTGCGTCCACGAGGCCGCGATCGCGGCTGCGGTCGTCTGGACCTTGTAGCCGCCGCCGAGGTTGTTGGAGTCCCCGGCGTTCGCCATGTCGACGGTCTCGGTGCCCCACGACGAGGTCGGCGAGTAGATCGGCGCCGTCTGCGTCGAGCCGAGCGAGTGAATGCAGGAGAAGATGTACGCGCCGTCCTCGCTCGGCGTCACCGAGGGCATCGCGTGATCGCCGGGGTTGAAGTCGTCGAGCGAGGGCGACGGGCCGCCCACGCAACGCTCGAAGGTCGCCGCGCCGGCGAAGGTGTGCGTGACCTGGCCCTTCCAGCGTGTGTTCTGATCGAGCGTGACGGTGATCGTCTGCGGCGTCCCCGTGATCCCCATGCCGCAGTACGCGATCCAGGTCTGGTTGTAGCCGTAGTAGTCCCACACGCCGATGATGTGCAACGGCGTGGCGCCCGCCGCAACGGCGGTCACGCGGGTGAAGTTGCTCGTCTCGAAGTACGTGTAGCCGGCGACGTTGTACCCGCTGTTAATCGTCGAGGGCATCGTCGTCGCCATCGTGGAGGCGTCGCCCGCGTCCTGATTGCCCGCGCTCTCGTCATGCGCGACGGTCCCGCTGCCTCCGGCCGGTGTGTCGATCTCGGCGAAGGTGCAGACGCCCCACCCGCCCGCGGTCCCCGTGCCCTGCGTGATCGAGACGTCCCCGAGCGCGCTGGCCGTCGTCTGGATCTTGTAGGCGACGTAGACGCTGAGATCGGTGCCGGTCGTGTTGCGGAACTGGCCGAGTCCAGTCCACCCGCTACCAGAAAGGCTGCTCCAGGTCGTGGCCGTCGCGGACGTCGTGAACCACCACGCGATCGTGACGGTGCTCGCGTGCGTCGGCGTATACCCGGTGATGGTCTTGGTCGTGCCCGTCGCGGTGAATGTGCCGGTGCGAACCCAGCCGTTCGGGTCGACGACCCACGTTTTCCCCGCGCCGCTCGGAGCGAACACGGCGCCGACCGCCGACATGGCGGCCGTGCCCGAGCCGCCCTCGTCGACGAAGACGGGGTTCGCGGACCACGTGCCGTTGAACTGACACCAGCACGCCTTGACCATCGCCGTGAGTGCGGCGTTCGCCGTGCCCTTGTAGTGCCGCCAGTCCTGGCCGCCCGTCGTGAGGGTTTCGGGTAGCAGGAACGTGTCGCCGCGGTAGGCGTGCAGCACGACCGTGAGCATCCCCGCCGTCATAGAACCGGGCGGGGTCCAGGTAACGGCCGGCCCCGCCTCCGCGCCGTTGTCGGCCGGTTGCGAGGTCGGCGAGCCGTGCAGCGTGATCGCCACGCGGGCGCGCTCCTACGCGATCGCGCGCCTCATGCGGCCGGCGCGGCGTCGCTCATCGCGCGCCCGCCCATGCCGCGCGCGAGGGCGCCGAGCTGGTTGTCGATGTCGATGAGCGCGGGCCGCTCGATCGCCTTGATCTTGTCGTCGAGGTCGCGGATCTTCGTGCGCAGCGCGTGCATCTCGTTCGCGAGCGTGTCCCGCTCGGCGCGCAGCGGCTGCACCTTCGCGGTGATCGCCTGCTTCTCGCCCTGGAGCCGCAGGAAGATTGCCTTCAGCTCGGGGAACTTCTCCATGCCCATCGTCGTCTCTCTCCCCTCTTTTCTCAGCCGCCGATCGTCGGCAGCGGAATGTCGGCGACGACGCGCGCGGTGACGTCGCGCGTGATCTCCCGTTGCACCATCGCGCGCGCGAGGAACTCGAACATCTGCGTCTTCTGTTCGGGCGTGAGGGCCGCGACGATCGCGGCGACCCACACCTCGAGCGGGGCCGCGTGTGTCACGCCGCGGAACGTGCCTTCGAGCCGCACCGTCTTCGGCGTGCCGAGGATCTCGACGCCGTTCAGGTAGCTAGGCATGCGTGAGGATCCCGTTCGTCGCGTCGGCGTCCCACGTGAACGTCTCGCCCGTGTTGATCGAGATCGATGAGCCGTAGTTCCACCAGCCGATGAGCGGATCCGTCGGCGTGCCGGATGGCGTGTCGTCGTAGAGGTCGGCGTACTGGAACGGGCCGAAGCTGCCGCCGCTCGCGGTGAACACGACGTCGGCCAGCACGAGCTTGTACGTGCCGCTCGTCTGCGTCGAGCTGCTGATGGTCGCCTGCGTGCCGCCCGCGCTGTAGCCGTTCTGCGCGGTGATGTCGGTCAGATCCGCCTTGACGCCGTTCGCCGTCGTCGGCGCGACGTTTGTCAGCATCACCTTGAGAGTGTCGCCGCCGAGGTTCATCACGCCTTCGTAGATGTATTCGGCGAAGGGGAAATGCTTGTTGTAAGTCGCCATCCGGTCATCCCGTCCTTTCTCTCGTGCTCAGCCCCGCACCAGCGCGCTGATGGTGGTGCGCTGCCCCGCCGTCGATCCGCCCTCGATCGTGAGGGCGTTCGCGCTCGCTGCGGCGCACAGCGTCCCGTAGTGGTAGCCCTCGGTGAGCCGCGCCACGAGGTAGTTGGAGAACATCCCCGCCGTCGTCGAGTCCCACCGCCCGCTCGTCTCCTCCGCGGTCGTGTCGTCGATCGCGATCGTCGTGCGCCCGATCCCGGCCCCGGTCATCACGCACCCGCCGTGCGCCTGCAGCACCACATCGTCGTCGGCCCACGCCCAGAAGTGCACGCGAGCGCCGGACGCGATCTCGGCGAACGATGTGCCACTCGAGTTCTGGTTGGCGCCGAGGCTTGCGATCGATGATCTTCCGAGGCGGTTGTAGTAGGACGACACGAGCCGGAAGTTCACGGAGTCCGCGAACTGCGCTGAGGCGTTCGTGTAGACCGCTCCCACGAGCGAGCGCGTCGCATCGCCGGTCTTCACCGCGATCCCCGTTGACGCATCGCGGACCCAGGCGGTGCCCGCGGGCTCGAGCGTGAGCGTGCCGCTGTTCGACCAGAGATAGATGCGGTAGACGGTATCGGCCGCCATGCCCGCGTTGCTCAGCGAGATCCCCGCGTCGGGCACGGTGCCCACTTGCCACGTGCTCCCGACCTTGATGCGCACCTGATTGCCACCGTACGGATCGAGCCGGATTTCCGTCGCGCTGACGTAGACCAGCCGGCAGTTGAAGACCACGTCTTCGTCCTCCTCGGGATCGCGCGGCGGGGGCAGCGTGACCGTCTCGATGCCGCTGAGCCGGATGCGGCCCTCGGTGTCGGCCGCGAGCAGGCGGCTCATCGCCTGCGTGCGGAAGATCACGGCCTCGCCGCCGTGGGCATCGAGTACGGGATGATTCGCCACGCGGAAGTGATCAAGCGTCTCGACGCCGAGCGCGTTCCACCACGTTTCGAGCTCGACGATCAAGCGCGGGCGCTTCCATTGGCCGAGCCAGAACACGCCGAGCGCGTTCGCCGTGGCGGCGTCCTGCACGAGATCGAGCTCCAGCGTCCCCGGCAACCGGCTCGCGAGCCCGGGCTGCGTGAGGTCCTCGTGGAGCACGATCGAGCGATAGCGCGCGTCGCCGTAGTCGTACGCCGACTTCACGGTCAGACTATTGACGACGTCGACCCGCGCGGTGCGTCGCACGACGGCCGGCAGCTCATTCGCCACGTCGCGCGTGTAGTCGAGCGTGAGATCAGCGGCGGGCAGCGCCGCGATGTACTCGTACTCCCACGTGCCCGCCGACAGATGCAGGATCGACCGCGCCTGCTCGCCGAGCTTGCGTCGCAATTCGGAGAACCGATGCGGGCCGAGCAGGAACGCCCAGTAGTAGCTTCCGAGTAAGAGCGCGCGCGTCGTGGCGAATGAGGTGCCGAGCGTGCCGGTGACCGCGTAGAGCTCCGTCATGATGAATCGCGCGACGTCCACCGGGTTGGTCAGGAGCGTGGAGGCGGCCCCGGTGATCGTGCCGGCCGAATCATCCTGGAGACCCTCGACGTCGCACCGGATATCGCCGATCGACGTGGGCCCGCCGCCGCCCATCACCGACGAGTGATCGACGACCTTGTAGAGATCGAAGATCATCTCAAAGGTGTCGCCGTCGGTCCCGGTGTGCGTGTACTCGAGCGTCACTACCTCATCGGCGGTCGATTCGTAGACGCGCGTGTCCACGACGGTCTGCGTCCCGCCGTCTTCGTTGCCGAAGGTCCCGGTGTCGATCGTGAGATCGCCCCCACCCGAGAGCCGGCGCTTGACCGTCCACGCCACGGTGCCGGTGAGGCTGGCGCCGCTCCTGACGATGCGCGCGTTGAGGATGCGATCCGTCGACGTCGTCCCGCCGCCGCACGAGGGCGCGACCGTGCGCGTCGTGGTGATGCTCGCGCTGTCGGCGACGTAGTAGCTATCGGTGACGAACTCCAGCAGGGAATCGTTCGTGTTGTTGTACTGGTACTCGAAGGTCAGGATCTCGTCGGCGGTCGACGCGTAGACCTTGGTGTCCGAGATGTTCGTGGTGCCGCCAGCGCCCGAGCCGTAGCTGCCGGAAGCCACCTCGACGTCCGAGCCACCTGAGATGCGGCGCTTGAGCCGCCAGTAGTTGACCGTGCCCGTGAGGTTGGAGCCGCTGCGCACCACGCGCGCGGTGACGGTGCGGGCGGTCGACGTCGTGCCGGCGGCACAGGATGGGGACACCGTGCGCGTCTGCGAGTCCGTGGCGCCGCCGTTGAGCGTGACCGAGATCGTGCTGACCACGACCGTGCGCGTGCCGTCGAGCGTGTCGGTGATCGTCGAGACGGCGACGTTGCGCTCGGCCGTGGCCTCGGTGGACTGGAAATACTTCGCCTGGCCGGGGAACGAGAGCACCGCGAAGTTGCGGCCGGTGACGAGGGTGGTGACTTCCAGCTCGATGGACGGCGTCACGGTCGGCGTCGTGCCGTCCACCGTGACGTTCGTGACCGAACGGATCTTGTAGTCGCCCGCGTGCTCGCCGACGGCGAAGCGATACGCCTGCGTGCCGCTCCTGACTTCGTAGACCGCCGCGCCGTCCTGGTGATCCGCGGCCGCGGTCGAACTCTGCGCGCGCGTGAGGCCCGTCAGCGTGTGGCTCGTCTTCCCGCTGTAGGCGATGTGCTCGCTGTCGATCTGCACGGTGCCCGAGGTCGGGAAGTCGGTCGCGTCCTCGAGCGTGAGCGAGGTGCCGGCCGCGAGCAGAGCTTGCGCGAGCCGGTCGGTGGCGCTGTCGACGACTGCGACCACGGGGACGTTCTTCAGCGCGCCGAACGGGCGCGGGATCGTCGCGTCAGCCTGATCGCGTGGCGAGAGCGGGAAGAGCGCGCGTGTGACCGCCGTCACCGCCAGCCGATCCTCGATGACGAGCGACTCGTCCGTCATGCGAAGCGTCAGCACGTCTTCGGTCAGCTCGGTGGGATCCTCCAGGTAGAACACACCGAGCGTCACGAGATCGGCGACGGCTGCGGCCTCGACGACGTCCGGCATCTGGTAGAACGTCGCGCGCGCGAACTCGAAGACCCACGCATCGCCCGCAGAGTTGTACGGCGTGTAGATGAGATCGGAGACGCGATCGCGGCCCTCGACCGGCAGCGTGTTGAAGAGCGTGATGCTCGCGGTCGCCGGCCGGCCGCCCGTCGAGAGCGTGTCGAGCGCGGCGTCCAGATCGCCCCACGACTGCACGAGGGGCAGGCATTCGGTTCCGTCGGCGAGCGTGAGCGGACGATCCGCGAGCCAGACCGTTTTGGCCGTCGGCGCGGTGAACTCGATCTTGCCGAGGAACGCGGGCGCGGCCGTGGGCGTCTGCGTGACGAGCGTGGCCGCGGCGGTGAGCGTCTGCATCAGAGCGCCTGCTCGAAGGTCACCGAGACGTCGTAGAGCGCGCCGCCCAGCGGGATCGGCGCCTCGTAGGCGATCCAGTCGCACCAGTAGAGCGTGCCGGCCGGGAGCTGGACGAGGAGCTTCTTCGAGCCCTCGCGGCACTCGTCATAGGCGGCGTCGAGCGTCGCCAAGTCGGCCTCGCTCATCCCGCGCCACGTGAGCGGCAGCGTCGCCCGCGGCTCCCCGCGCCGGACGGACCACGAGTAGCCGCCGGGCGAGAGGTCGCGCCGCACGTTCCCGACGGCGTGCGGTCGACCGGACGGCAGGGTCGGATTCTGCGTGATCGTCCGCGGCACCCCGAGCAGCAGCTCTCCGAGCGTCGCCGCGGATGCCATCGTAGGCATGCGGATGCGCCAGTACCGGAGCGTCTGGCTTCCGAACGTCACGAGCACGTCGTCCCCGTCGGGGACGGACGTCGCGCGCAAGGTCGTGGCCGGCGAGGAGGAATCGCCGTAGAGCGTGACGCCCGAGGCGCCGGTGACGTTGTGCGCCAGGAGCCCGAGCGCGCTCACGGCCGTGGCGGCGCCGAGGTCCACATCGATGTCCATCTGCGCCGCGCTGCCGCCTTCCCAGCGGAGCGCGCGGTCGCGGTCGTACACGCGCGTGATCGGCTTGTTGGTCGCGCTCGACGTAACGGTGACCGTCGTGGCGGACTCGAGGAGGTTGGCGGCGAAGAGCGTGAGGCTCACAGGCGCTTTCGGAGGGCCTCGAGAAGCTCGGGGGTGAGGCCGCGCTTGATCGCGTCTTCGAGGGCCTTGGCCGTGTCGGCGCCGGCGCGCGTGCTGCTGCCGGCAACCTTACTCAGCTTCGCCGCGAGCTGATCGGCGGCGCCAGCCGCCTCACGCAGTGACGTCGCGAGATCGCGAAGCGCCATCAGCCGATCCTCCGAAGATTCGTGCGGGCCTGAATGTTGCGCGGCGCCTGAACGTTGACGCCGCCGCCGACTCGCGGACGGTTCAGCGTCCCCATGGCGTTCGGTCCGAGGGCTACCGTGTTGATCGGCGCGTACGTCTGCCCACCGATGTCGAGATCCACATTGAATGACGCGGGGGTGAACGTGACCGTCTGCCCACCCCTCAACCGACTCGTCGCCTTTCCAGCGGCATGCGAGACGCCAGCGAGCGACGCGCGCAGGGCTTGCACGCTGGCCGTCGCGTCTCGCAACGCTGCCGTCAGTTCCTCCAGCGCGCTCACACGATCACCGTGAGCGGCCCTGAGGATTCGGAGGGCCCCTGGACCGAGCCTCCTGAGGCGACTGACGCGAGCGCTCTAAATGATGCGATCGCGGCATCGGTCCAGGCCTTGAGCAAATACATCTCGTTCGTCAGCTTCTGGATCTCGGGCGCCGCCGCACTCACGCCGGCGGGCAGATCGACCGTCAGCCGCTGCTTGAGATCCCAGATGCGCCACGCCAGTTCGTTGGTGGTGATGACGTTCGCTCGGAGCCACTGCTGCGCGTCGCTCATGCCACGAATGAAGCCGTCCATACTGCCGATGCCGTCGATCGCCCGGTCGGCAGCCTCGACGACGGGCACCGCATCCTTGAATTCGGTCTTCACGCCGGCGACGACCTTGCGGTAGGCGTCCATCGCCTTTTCGTTCTCGCGCACGGCATCAGGACGTGCGATCAGCCCCTCGCGCTGGAAGTGGGCGATGTCGCGCTGCTCCCTGATGAGATTCTGGCGCGCCTCGATCAGCCTGCGGAGCCCGGACGTCGCAGAGTCCTTGATGCCGAGGCCAGCCGCGCCCGTGCCGATCTGCGATTCGAACTGTTGCCGCGCCTGCTGTTGCGCCTTCAGATTCGCGACGAGTGTTTGCGTCTCCGCGATCCATGCCTTCGCCCGTTCCTGGCGCGCCGCCTCCTCGGCCTTGGCGGTCTGATCGATCGCCTTGGCCGCCTCCTCCTGGTATTGCCGCCAGAACTCCGTCGTTTCTGCGGCGGCGATGGCGTCACTCGACGCGAATGCAGCGTTGCGGCGCTCGACGTCCTGAATCGATTGCTCGATGCCCCGCTTGCGGGCCGCATTCTCAGCGTCGATCAGACGGAGCTTGTCGCCGCTGGCGCGGACGGCGTCGAGGCGCAGGCGCTCGGTGAGGTCGATCTCGGCGCGCGTCGCCTTCTCGATCTCGTCGCGCTTCTTGCGCTCGTCCTCGATCTCCTTCTGGATCCCCTCGGCGAGCTTGGCCTCGTAGTCGTCGCGCAGCTTCTTGCGTTCGAGATACGTGATCTGCTCGGACTTGGCGAGCGCCTTGTTGCGCTCCTCGCCCATCTTCACCGTCGCGATGATCTGCGCTTGGCGCTCGCGTTCGCTGATCGCGATGGTGTCACGGCCTTCGAGCTGCGCGATCTGCTTGTCGAGGCCGAGCTGCACCGCACGCGCTTTCTCTCGCTCGGCGGCGAACTTCTTCTCTTCTTCGAGGTGCTTCTTCAACCGCTCGGTCGTCTGCTCGATCGTCTCGCCGTACTTCCGCCAGTGCTGCGCCTGCTGGACGACCTCGGCGACGGCCATGATGCCGGCGACGGCGATGAAGCCCTTCGCGAAGATCTGCAACGCCGCGGCGCCCTTCTGCGTCCCGCCGACGAGGTCGATCATGGCGTCGCCGACCTGGCTGCTGACAGGAAGGATCTTCGCCAACCCCTCCTCTGCAAAGTTCTCCGCTTTTCGCGAGGCCAACCCAAACTCGTTCTTCGTCTTCCCGAGATCCTTGCGGACGGCCTCGGAGTTTCGGAGGAACGCGGAGCCGTCAAGCCCGAGCGTGGCCTTGAGCGAGCCAATGATGGTAGACATCAGCGGTTCCGCCGGCTGGCGGCGTCGCGAATGCCCGCCCACATCACGCGTCCAATCTCCTGGAGCGCCCGCGGGGCGGCATCGATGAACGCCGACACCGCGAACGGACGCGGCGCCATGCCGGGATGGTTCTCGACGGCCGCCACCGGGCCGAATCCCGTACCGGCGAGGGCCTTCTTGTACTTGCCGCCGCGGGCGACGAACGCCGCGGCCGCTTTCTTCTTCGCGTGGCGGAAGGGCGTGATGGCGTGCGGCTTCGTACCCCATTCGGCCCAGTACCCAAGGTGCTGGACCTTGTAATGCGGCCCGACCTCAGCGCGTGCCGTGGCCAGCTTTGTGACTTCCATGAGCGGCGCGACGATGCCGGCCGCGAGCCGGCGGCTGAACCGCCGCGCGTTTTCGGCCATGCGGTTGCGGACAATCTCGGCGCCAGCCGCGAGCCCGGCCTTGATGATCTTGGTGCGGCTGGATTCCTCCAGCGCCCGGAGCGTCGCCTCCAGCTCGTCGGCGCCTTCGAGCCTCCAGCCATGGACGCGTTGCTGGACAGTGCGCCGGTCGAGACGGGTCTGTGTGACGTCACCGAGAGCCATTCAGGCCCGCCTCGCCGGCGTGCGCGCGATCCAGCGCCGCAGCTTGTGGTCGAGCGCGTCGGGCGGCGGCGGCGTCCGCGGGGCGGCGGTCACGCCGCGTTCCTCGGCCTCGATCAAGGCGAGAGCCTGCCACTCGGAGAACTCACGGCTACTCATGCGGGCGAGCATCTCGGTCGCGGTCATGCCGCCCAGCGCACGCGCTAGCTCGAGTGCGAAGCGCCGTTGCGGGCGGCTGCGGAGTTTCCCGCGAGCTCCTCCACGTCCTGCGACCCGATGCCGCTGAGCCGCTGCGCCGCCGCGAACACGCGATCCATCGGCGCCGCGCTCTTGCCGCCGAGCGCCTCCACGTCGGCGTCGGTGAAGAGCCGCGCGCCAGCGTCGTCGACCACGCACAGAGCGACCAAGCGCGCGCGAAGGTTCGCGTAATTGGTCTGACGATCCTTGCCCTTGCCGGTGTAGCAGCCTTCCTCGAAGGCGTCGCGCTCGGCCGCCGTGAGCCCGCGGACGAGTACCTCGCCGCCCCACTCGGGCACGGCCACCGCCTCGGTCCTGATGTCCGCGATCGCGAGCACCGCGGCCCGCGTCAGGGGGGCCATGACTACGCCAGCCGCGCCGGGACGGTCGTGAGCCGCAGCACCGCGACGGCCTGCGGGTCGCCGTCGAGCGCGAACGTCGAGCGCTTGAACGACTGGACCCACGCGGAGAAGCTGATGCCGTTGGTCGTGTCCGGCAGCACGATCCGGTAGCTGCGTACGGTGCCGGCGATCACGTCGTCCTCGAGCTGCTCCTGGCCCGCATTGCCCACGACGAACTGGAACGTGACGGTCACCGATCCGGGATCGGGCAGCTTGCCCGACTTCGTCGCGCGCACGCTCGACGTCAGGTGCACGTCGGGGATCTCGACGACGGAGACCTCGGGCGGG